ACAGCGAGGAAGACCGCCTTGCCCTGAATGGCAAGTGCGCCTCCCTGATTAACCAAGCATATAAGAACCCGTTCCCCGGCACGAAGATTCGTCTGGACGGAGCCGACAATGCAGGTATCTTCTTTGCCAAGCAGCTGGCTCATGTCAAAACCAAGGCATACGATAAGGATTTCCCGGCACTGTCCGGCCTGAAGATCTTCCCTCAGACCAGCGAAACCGATGAGGGCGCTGCGTATATCGAATACTACAGCTATGAGCCGGTCGGCTTTGCTGATGTTATCGCCAACTACGCCAGCGACCTGCCCCGAGTTGACGTGAAGGGCACTCCCCATCGTGCGGAAATCGTCAACATCGGCGACAGCTACGGCTACAACGTGCAGGAACTGCGTGCCTGCCGCCGCAATGCGGTTCTGGGCATTATGAAGTCTCTGGACTCTGCGCGTGCTGAAGCGGCCCGCCGGGTGTACGATGTCAAGGTGAATCACCTGATTTGGCACGGCGACGAGAAGACGGGCATCATCGGCGTTCTGTCCTCCGGCAATAATATCCCCATCTATACTCTGCAGAACGGTGCAGCTGGTAAGGCCGACTGGGCATCCAAGACCGCAGACGAGATTGCGGCCGACATTGCCGGCATCCTGAACTACATCGACACCCTGACCCAGAATGTGGAGCACCCGGACAGCTGGGTCATGCCCAACGACCTGTACACCAGCCTGAACCTGCGCCGCATCGATGGCACCGGCGAATCCGTCCTGTCCTACATCAAGGATCACACTCCCCAGATTAAGAACTGGGAAGTTGCCGGCGAACTGTCCAAGGGCAACAAGGACTATAACAGCACCGGCAAGAATATCGGTCTGCTGTACACCAAAGACCCGGACAAGATGTCCCACGATGTTCCCATGGCTTTCCTTCAGCACGCGCCGCAGGATCGCAATCTGGAAATCGTTATCAACTGCGAGGGCCGCGATGCAGGCATGATGATTCCTTATCCGCTGTCTGCCTGTCTGGTCTACGGTCTGTAAGAAAGGAGATACCGACTATGAAGGTCAAAAACATTTCGGTGAAGCCCATCTGCATCGGCTCCATCTCTCTGCTCCCCGGCGAAACTGCGCAGGTCGATGCGACCTATGATGATGCAATGGCATTTTACATCAGCATGGGCCTGCTTCAGGAGGTTCAGGAGAAAAAGGCGCGCGGAAAGAACGTGAAGAACGATTCCGAAGCTGACGCTCCTGCCGATGCTCCTGCGGGCGGTGAATCCTGATGGATTCTCCTGACGTAACCGCCATTACCAAAATTGTAAAGATGGTTGGCACCGAGTTCAAATCCGCTTCGGACGAGGACGTTTCTTTTTGGATCGGCCTGCAAGCGCCGGTCATTTCCAAAAAGAAGTTCGGTGCGGATTACAATCTGGCGGTGGCGTTGCTGGTCTGCCACGCCATGAAAATGGCTGGCAATGGTGACAGTTCTCTCGGAACTATCTCAAACACGGGCCGCTTAGCCAGTGTTTCCGAAGGTGGTGTGAGCATTTCCTTTGCTACCAGCACGGCGGGAACGACGGGCGATGCAGAATATCAGCTTACTTCCTACGGATTGCAGTTCATTGCGATTCGTAACCGGCATATCGTCCCCATTATGATTCGGTAAGGAGGCACGGCCTATGGCTACCGCTGGAGATTTGGGCCTTGACTTGACCCCGGATGGAATTGCAACAATGAACCGGCTGAATGAACTGGAAGATGTGACCATAGAGGTTGGGTATCAGGCAGACCAGAAAGCGGCAGATGGCGAAACGTCACTGGCTGAAATCGTATACTGGAACCACTACGGAACTGTCCACAAGGATGGCTCTGTGATGATACCTGCCCGCCCTTTTATGGACACAATCAAAAAGCATTCGGAGGAACTTTCGGAGTTCTCGCAGCAGGCATTGTCCTCTCTGGACACTGCCGATGCGGTTGCCAACGCGATAGGCTCGCAGGCGAAGTCCATGATTCAAGAAGCGATAAAAGGCGAAGAATGGACTCCAAATGCGCCGATAACGGTTGAGGGCGGCTGGATGATAAACGAGTATGGCAAGAAAGGCCCGGTGCCGGTGTATGTTGAGGGAAAAGGCTCAACAAAGCCCTTGATAGACACCGGCTTTATGCGGCAGAACTGCCAGTACGTTATCGTGAAAGGAAAGAAATGAACATTTTTAAGCAGATGTACACGGTGCGCCGTTACAAGGGTACAAGCTGGGGGCATGGTACCTCCGAGACAGCCTATACGGATGTACAGTTTCCGCTTGATGTGCAGGCAAAAACACGCCGGAATCAGGACGATTCAAGTGGTCGTTCGACAATGGGCGTTTTGACTGTGTACAGCGATGTTCAACTCTTACCGACCGAGCCGGACGATCAGACAACGGGCGACAGGCTGTTTTATATGGGAAAGTGGTACGCTTGTAAATCGTCGATTTACTGGGGCAACACCATCCTGAAACACTGGATTTCGGAGTTTGAAGCTGTTGACGGGGAGAAGGAGGAAAGCATCAATGACACCAGCTGAGTGCCGGGAGGCTGTTAGGCTCATGTTCGCAGAACTGTATCCCAAATGCAAGGTAATCTACAGCTATCCGAATGCAGTGCGCCCGCCGTTGCCGTATATCGTTCTCGATTTTGAAAGCGTAGATACGACCGGAGTATTTGAGAGCATTGAAGATGGAACTTTTCAACAGCAGAAAAGCAAGCATATCCCGTTCTCAGCCGAGTTGGTCACTGGAAGCAAAACGAGCCATGCAGGGGGCATAAAAAAGGTTGGATTGCCAACGGCTGTTGATGACCTTGACCAAGCGGTGCAGTTCTTTGACAGCCATTATGCGAGCGATAAAATGCGCTCCATAAACATCACGGTATACGCAGAAGGAATTCCAGAAGCGATTCATAACAGCGCGCCCGGCGTGGAAAGGGCGCGCTGTTCTTTTTCTGTGAATTTTATGCAGTGTACGAAAGGGTACGCGGCGTTGGCCCCATCCATCGGAGATTATTCGGAAGACCACGACAGCGCAGCAGCAAAAGATGTTGCCGATGTGGAAGCCGGATGGTTCGACAAAGCTGAGGTCAAGAGAGAACTTGAAAATAAGTAAAGGAGCGATAGCAACGTGAACATTGACAAAATCGTTGAGGTCAATATCCAGATTTCGGAAGCAATGTCCATTGATGGCGGCTATGATACCATCCTTATCATGGGGCCTCTGCCTAAGACGCCCGGCGGAAACAGTACGCCGGATGTTGCCAGCTATACCAATCTGCAGGACCTCAAGGATGCCGGATTTACGGCAGAAGATCCCGTGTACATTGCGGCAAGCAAGGTCTTCAGCCAGTCCCCGAAGCCCTCTACCGTCATGATTGCGGTACAGAAGTTGCCCAACGGCTCTCCTGAGAAGGTGGATGCGACCCTTGACCGCGCCATTGGGAGACCGGGTTGGTACTGCATCTGCCCGGCGGGCATCAACGAGAACTTTTATCAGGGCATTGCTGACTGGACGGAAGCCAACGAGAAACTCTGCATTTGCGAAACAACAGGCATCTCGGCTTCCCCTGTCTCGGATGCAATGCTTCGCACGGCTGTTATTCACGCTACCTCTGAGGGCGACTGCGTGAACTGTGCCTATGCCGCCCGGTTTCTTTCCTATGACCCGGGCAGTGAGCAGTGGTGCTTCAAGTCCCTGCCCACGATTTCCGCGCAGACCTTGTCCACGACGGACATTGCAAGCCTTGAAGCAAAGAATATTTCGTATTACACCACGGTTGGAAACAAAGCTATGGTGCAGGGCGGCAAGGTGAGCGGTGGCGAGTGGATTGACACAATTCGTTTCCGTGACTGGCTGAAAACTGAGATTCAGTCCAAAGTACTGAATCTGTTCCTTGGCTTGTCTAAGGTGCCGTTCACAGATCAAGGAATTGCGCTGGTGCAGAACGCTGTCATTGATGCACTGGAAGAGGGCGTTCGCGCCGGCGGCATCGTGCAGGAGGCGTCTTCTGAAGATGGCGAAGCAACACAGTCCTATACTGTCACCGTCCCCCGTGCGGCCGATCTGGATGCAGCTACCCGCAAGAGCCGCAAACTTACCGGTGTGACATGGTCGGCTCAACTGGCCGGTGCACTAATTGCCGCAAAAATCGGAGGCACTCTGAACTACTGAGAAAGGAGAATCGTTAAATGCGTGGAGACGTTACCGTTTATTCCCCGAAGAACATCATTTGCTCTATGGGTACGCACATCCCCTCTGGATTTGCGGAGGATAGCTTTATCTCCGTAACTCCACAGGGTGACGGAGTGACGGACGAAGCAGGCGCTGACGGCGAGGTGGTAATCTCGATTCCGGATGACCCTCGCTTTGAAATCAAGCTGGTTCTTCAGTATGGCTCTAAAACAAATGCCTGGCTGATGAAGCAGTACAACAACAACAAGCAGATGCCGGGCAGCGGCATTTTCAATATGCAGGTAAAAGATTTGGGCCAGAACCCGAACTTTACGGCATCCAAGGCATGGGTTTCCAAGCCGGCTCCCATTGCTTACGGAAAAACAGCGTCCACTCAGGAGTGGACGCTGCGTGCTGTTGGCAAGATGGATCCTAAAAACTGAAAGGATGGCTTTACATGAAACTGAAACGCATGGAAATGCGCGATATCACGGTTGGCGAATACCGGTTCAAGGTTCGCCCGTTTGGTGCAAAGGATTCCATTTACATCTTTGGTGATGTGGCATCCATCATTTTGCCCATCCTTGGAACCGTGTCTGTCGCAAGTGACAATAAGGACGCTGTCAGCATGGAAATGTTCGATGGCATGGACATGGATAAGGACTCTTTGGTAAAGGCACTGGGCCGCATCAATGGCAAAGCACTGTCCAAGCTGGTGAGCGAACTTCTGCTGGAACACAGCAATGTCCTTGCCCTGAACCCCGAAGACGGTCGTTATAAGGTTATGACTGAAGATGACTTCGATGAAATCTTCTGTCAGTACCTTGCTGGAATGCTCAATCTTTGCGCAGAGGTCATTCGCCTGAATTTCAGTGGTTTTTTCAAAGATGCGAGCACCCTCTTTGGAGGCCTTATCAAAGTGCGCCGGGCGGGCAGCTCGAACAGTATGGAGAATTCGACAACGACAGAGTAACGAGCCTTGAATGGGTTATGTATACCCTGATTCGTGAGCGGGTGGCTTCGATGTACGAACTGTCCTATGTCTATAATCTGGATGAAATGCTGAAGCTTTACGATCTGATTATGATGCAGCGGGACATTGAGTATGCCAAAAGCCAAGAAGACAGAGCGGGGGATACATAAGTGGCAGCGAAGGAAACTGTAATTGGAAAGTTTGTAAATCAGATTCTGTTCAAGATTGACAAGAGTTCCATCAACGAGGCGAAAAGCGCCATTGGTGAGGTGAAAAGCTTTGCGGCTAAGGCTCTTGGCGTCATCGGAATTGGATTCTCTTTTACGCAGCTGAGCAGCATAGCAGAAGAATTTGGCGGCATTAACGATGCAATTCGCGGAGCAACCCGCGAGTTGGGAGACCAAGCGGAAATCCAGCAAAAGATTCTGCAAGGGGCTCAGGATTGCCGTGAAGAATACGGGGTTATGGCGGGGGACGTGACAAAGCTGGTGCAGCTGAACAGCAAACTGTTCCCGGTTGATGATGCCGTAAAGTTTGTTTCGCTTGTCGAAAAGCTGGAAAAGGGATCCGGAAGAGAGACGAATCTTGACAGCACCATGAGTGTGCTGCAAAAGGCCATCTCTTCGGGCAAGCTGGACAAGTCTGGCTTTTCCAACTTAAAGACAGCAGCACCAGAGGTTGTAAAAGCCATTTCGTCTGCAATGGGAGTGTCCGAAAAGCAACTTCAAAATCTGGCAGAGAGCGGAAAACTTTCCGCAAAGCAACTGAAAGAAGCGTTTTTCGCGGCGGAAAGTGACATTCAAAAGAACTTTGAT